GCCAACACCAGCAACATTGTGGAGATTTTTTGATGGGCAAGAGGAATAAAAACCGCGCTGCAGCTAAACAAAGCGTTCAACAGAGTAGCGGCGTATCTGCAGAAGCATTCAGCTTTGGCGACCCGATCCCGGTACTGGACCGCCGGGAGTTGCTGGATTATGTGGAGTGCGTGCAAATGGACCGCTGGTATGAGCCGCCGGTGAGTTTTGACGGGCTGGCGCGCACCTACCGCGCAGCCGTGCATCATAGCTCACCAATCTCAGTGAAGCGCAACATTCTGACCAGCACCTTTATTCCACATCCGCTGCTGAGTCAGCAGGCGTTCAGCCGCTTTGCGCAGGACTATCTTGTATTCGGTAATGCCTATCTGGAAAAGCGCACCAACCGGCTCGGCGGCATTCTGTCGCTTGAGCCGTCACTGGCGAAATATACCTGCCGGGGAGTAGATCTGGATACCTACTGGTTTGTGCAGTACGGCATGACCACACAGCCGTATGAGTTCACCAGAGGCAGTATCTTTCACCTGATGGAGCCGGATTTAAACCAGGAGATTTACGGCCTGCCGGAATACTTGTCCGCCATCCCATCTGCCCTGCTGAATGAGTCCGCTACCTTGTTCCGCCGGAAGTATTATATTAATGGCAGCCATGCGGAATTCATCATGTACATGACCGACGCCGCACAGAACCAGGAGGATGTGAATAACATCCGCCAGGCCATGAAAAGCGCCAAAGGGCCGGGCAACTTCCGCAACCTGTTTATGTACTCGCCTAACGGAAAGAAAGATGGGATTCAGATTATCCCGCTGTCAGAGGTAGCGGCAAAGGATGAGTTTCTGAACATCAAGAACGTGAGCCGGGATGACATGATGGCGGCGCACCGTGTGCCGCCGCAGATGATGGGGATCATGCCTAACAATGTTGGTGGGTTTGGGGATGTAGAGAAGGCTAGTATAGTGTTTGTTCGAAATGAGTTACTACCGTTACAAAAAAGAATGAACGAAGTAAATGACTGGTTAGGGCAAGAAATTTTGCGATTTGAGTCATATTCTTTGGATTAATTTCTCTTGTAAATCAACATGCTTTGCTGTTCGATAGAACAAGCCAAAAATTTGATGAGTGGGAAAAGTTCGTGGTACAGCAAGCATGGTCCTTTAAAGCAATTGATCAAGATGATTTAAGGTACTGGGGAAATGATGGGTATCATGATGACTCATCAGCCTTCTACCGCTATGACAGTTTCGTAGCAAATCACAAAAACGTAAAAGAAGGTGACATCGTTATCATAACTAATAGAGAAAAGGTTTTAGGAATCTCTATTATTGAAAACTTGTCAAATCAAGGCATCAATAAAAAACGCAATAAGTGTTTTCACTTAAACTGTAATGCAAAAAAAATTCTCCCAAGAAAAACTATCAAACCAGAGTGGCGTTGTGATAATGGGCATGAATTTGATGAGCCAAGAGTTATTTTCGAACCAGCTGTTGAGTTTGTTGCTAATTATGGAAGTCAGTACAAAGAGTTAATCGATATATCGATGACTCAACTTATAACTGAAACACCACGCTACAATGGACAAATGTCTATTCAGGAAATTAATCTTGCTTGGGCTATCAACTTACTTGACTCAAAACCCTCTATAGCTTTGGAACTTGAAACTGACGAAGCGTCTGATGATGAAAATGCAACTCTGGTTGATAGCGATCAGAGAAAAATCATTGAAAAGCAAATAAAACAACGCCGTGGACAAAAAACATTTCGCGATCAACTATTGAAATCCAAACCTGTCTGTGCTGTTACTGGTTGCGAACTTATAGATATTCTTGAAGCTGCACATATTGATGCCTATCGAAATGACAGCCATAATCATATAAGCAATGGATTGTTACTTCGTAGCGATATCCATACATTATTTGATTTAAATCTTATTGCTATACATCCAGAAAAAAAAACCATGCATTTTTCTTTAGATGTATTAAAAAATGGATACTCAACTTTTGAAGGAAAACCGATCAATGTCAATCACAGTTTATTAAAACAACCCTTAAGTAAACGATGGGATATTTATAAGAAAATGCATAATGAAGAGTGAGCAATAAAGAACTACATATATAAAAAGTCTGATATTACTAACAGATAAGGCCGCAAGGGCCTTATCTGTTACTTTGATTTCCGTTGTTCCCTTCGTTTTTTAGCTTGAACAAGCCTTTCTTTTTCAGTATAGAGACGTTCGAGAAGTATGTATGTAAAATCTTCTAGGTTCAAAGCGGCCTCTTTATCGAGTATTCCTTCATGGGCACCATCATTACCATCATCTTTAACACACTCAGCCAAATCTTTCAAAGAAACAGGAAGTATTCCATTATCAAAAAGCCACGCCATTCTCAACCCTAAACTTCTGCGAATCTTATTATTTGGCTCTTTCGTCTCATCAGGGAGCAAATCCTTTGTGGCATAGTCTAAACATAGACGGAACATAGTCGCAGCGGCGTTATAACAGTCAACAGATAAACATTTTGCACCTTCTAAATAAATACTATTAATATCATCTGGTAGATACTCAGGTGGAGTTGATGCATTTAAATCAGCAGGTGTGACTACTCCTGTTATTTTTGCCACTTCATTTATATTCCATGGATTATCGTTCCATGTAATTTGACTAATCCTTGCCACATTCTCTAATTGCTGAGAAATGAAAATTGTTGATCTGTTGCATTCCTTGCAAACTGCATAAATTTCATAGAAGTCTGCTTGTTTATAATTTGGAATGTTTCTACGCCCATAATAATTAGCGCCTTTAATATCAAAGGTTATTTTTTGTGTGCCACAGCGCGGACAATCATTAACCATAACAGCCATATCTTACTACCTCAATTGTAGTTCCCGAAAGAAAAGACATTGTTAATCATTCTACTATTACCTTTTGTCAATCACAATCTAACAAAATGTATCTAATCACATATTACAGATTGCTTTGAGTCATTAACTACGATTTCAACATTATAGTGATAGCGCGCGCTCGTATCCCCGCCACGCCTGCCCGCTTTGTGTAGTGGTTTTCATGCAGGTGCATGACAGGCCGGAAAGCACGCCAGTTCTGGCGGCCCCGACCCGTAGCGATCCTTTTTGGATCATGCGAATCCATGCACCATAGACATGCACTGCGTTCTCAAACCACAGGATGCCATACGGGAGGGAGTTTCCCATGGTGCGGAATCACTAATGCGTACTCTCATCCTGCCCTACTCCATATTCATTCAGCCTGGTAACCAGATCGCTTGTCAGCTCCGACAGCCACGAGATCGCAACCTCCTTGTCGTCATCGCTACAATCTGAGCTGGCGACCAGCCGGGCCATAAGTTCTATCCGCTGCAATGCAAGTGACTCCATGAACAAATCGTTCACAACTCCCTCCCCTTATTACTGTTTATATATACAGTACAACATATGTATTAAAGCTGAAATGGTTTTTTAATCAGCTAACCCTTTGATTAATAGATAGCCTCAAACCCGGTTTTCTCAGTACCACTGACGCCATTTGTCATCCTCCTGTAGTCGCTGGTTCCGGTAGAAAAGACGTAGCCCGCCTCCAGATGGGATGCTGCCACCACGAAGAAGCAGATCCACTTCCGTTTCGCTGGCATCAAAACTTCTGGACCGTAGCTCTGCATCAAGCTGCAGCCGTTGGTGTTCTGAAATTTCCTGTTTGTACCCTTTTCGGCGCTTCGGTTTGACCTGTCTTAGCCTTGCCGTCAGCTCGCGCAGTTCCTTTTTGCTCATGTTCTCGAAGTCCGGCAGGTCTGCTTGTTCTTCGCTGCCCGGTAATTCGCCCCCTGTCGGGTACATTTTTTCAACAGGGGGACAGTTATTGCCACGAGTCCAAGGGGCGCTAGCGCCCTGGTCGGCTGTCGCCTCCTGAACGTCAACGGCTTTACGAACCATTTTCCACTTCATCGCGTGCGTGCAGATCCGGCCTTCAACAATCGGGGACCAGATGCCATAGATACGGATGCCGTGATCGCCGTAGGTGCCCGGCTTGTCGTTAAGCTCGTATGCAGTTCGGATAAGATGATGTTTGCGGGGAACCAGAACGCCGCCCTGCTTCATTATATAAGTGGCAAAGCAGCCCGCATCGGCCGTAGCCAGCACGGCATCCAGCCGCGCATTTTCCAGCACCGGCGCACCGGCTTTTTTATCACTCTGCGCTCTCGCGGCCTGCCCGGCTAGCAAACGCAGTTCGCGGTATGCCTGACGCCCGGGAATACCGAAGAAACGGAACTGTTGAACCCGGTGCAGAGATGCCCAGGCACTGACGTGCTCAGCGCTGTCGCGAAGTGATTTGCCGGTTTCTTTGCTGATTTCTTTTGCCAGTCCACGCCCGTCGATGTTCTTGCTGATGTATTTGGCGATGTAGCTGGTCGGGGTGCCTTTACGAGGGTTGATGAGTTCAGACTTGAAGCGCGGGCCAGTATTGTTGCCCAGCTCGTCACGGTCCTCGCGAATGGCAAATTTGCGCAGCAGAGCAGTTAGCGTGCGGCGGTCTTTTTTGCGCATGAAGCACAGCAGATGCCAGCGCACGGTGCCGTCGTGATGCGGCTCAGCAACGCGTACGCCATACCAGCGCAGACCGGCTTTGTGCATGGCCTTGCGGAATGCGGCGAAGGTATCAACCAGATAGTCACTGCTCTGTCGGACCGTTTCGCTGGTCCACTTAGGATTAGGCCTGCCATTGTTGAGAGTGGCGTGGAAGCGTGACGGGCAGGTGATGGTATAGAACACAGCACAGTCGCCGCGCATTTCTGCGATCAGCTCCAGGCCTTTCACGCAGGCCATCATTTCATTGCGACGGTGCGCCGGATTACTGCTGCTGGCGTTCACCACGTCTTCCATATCCAGCGTGTCACCGTCAGCATTGACCAGCTCATGCGACTGGAAAAACTCCAGCGATTTGCGGCGCTGCTCGCGCTTGTGGATCACGGCTTCATAGCTGACGTACGGAGACGCTTTCTTGTTAACCAGGCAAACGGCGCGCAGCTGTTCTTCCCGCCACTCGCAGCGCATCTGCCAAAGTTTGCGATACCACCAGTCGGCGCACAGCATACGCGCCAGCGAGCCGGGAATAAGGTCATAGGGCACAGGTTTGCGACGGCGTTTCTTGCGGCGTAGCTGTTCAAAAGCAGGCGGAATAACATCAAGACGCATAGCCTCAGCCGCGACCTTTTCCCATGACTGGCGGATTTGTTCCGGCTTCACGTCATCAGTCACAAACAGATCGCTACAGGCGGCATCGAGACAGAGGCTCATGTGAGCTACAACCAGCGTTGATAACCGTTTGACCTGCTCCTGATTCATTTCAGGCAGAACCAG